CGTTGATGGACGACGATTCGCTCGTTCGTTCCGCATGCCGCGAAATCGTCGAGTACACGCAGGACCGCCACAGCGTGCTCATCTTCGCCTCCGGTGTGCAGCATGCCCTGCACGTGCAGCGCGTGCTGAACGGCATGGGGCGGGAGTGTGGGTTCGTCTGCGGTGAAACGCTTCCATTCGATCGCGCCGAAACGCTGGCGAGCTTCAAGCGTGGCGATCTGAAGTACCTGGTCAATGTGAACGTGCTGCCCACCGGCTTCGACGCACCCAATATCGACTGCGTGGCGCTGCTGCGTCCGACGAACTCGCCGGGCCTCTATTAACAGATGGTGGGTCGCGGATTCCGGCTGGAACAGTCGAAGGAGAACTGCCTGGTTCTCGATTTCGGCGGGAACATCCTGCGCCACGGGCCGGTCGATGCCCTGGAGATCAAGGACCGCGCATCCGGCAATGGCGAAGCGCCCGCGAAGGAGTGTCCGCAGTGCCAGGCCGTGATCCACGCGGCGTATGGGATCTGCCCGGAGTGCGGGCATGAGTTCCCGCCGCCGCAGCGCGCGCAGCACGATCAACAGGCTTCTACGGCCGGCGTCCTCTCCGGCGAGGTGACCGAGACCGAATACGACGTGCAGGAGGTCTACTACAGCGTCCACGTCAAACGTGACGCACCGGAGGACCATCCGCGCACCATGCGGGTCGATTACTGCGTCGGCTTCAACGACTACCGCAGCGAATGGGTATGTCCCGAACACACCGGCTACGCCAGGGGCAAGTTCGAGGTCTGGTGGCGGGCGCGGTCCCGCGAGCTATTCCCGGAATCGGCCGAGCAGGCGGTGGCGATCTGCGAAGCGGGCGGGGTTGCGCCAACGCTGGCGATCACCGTGCGCTCGGTGACCGGGGAGAGGTTCGACCGCATCACGAAACACCAGCTCGGACCGATTCCCCCGCTCCTGGATGGCAGCGAGGAGCGCGATGACGGCAACTTGCAGGAATACGAGTTTGTCGACGATGGGACCGTGCCGTTCTGAGAGGTGAGAACCGTGCAGAAGACATGCTTCAAGTGCCACCGGCTGCTGCTGCTCACCGAGTTTTACCGGCATCCGCGCATGGCGGACGGGCATCTCAACAAGTGCAGGGAATGCGCACGTTTGGACACCTTGCAGAACCGCCGCAAACGAGTGGTCTATTATCGCGAGTATGACCGGGGCAGAAGCCAGCTTCCCGACAGAGTGGCTCGGCGGCGCGAGTCCGCCCGGCGCGAGAAGGAGCAAGAGCCTCAAAAGTACCGGGCGCGAACGGCGGCCGGAAACGCCCTCCGCAATGGGCGTCTTCGCAAGGAGCCGTGCCACTTTTGCGGTGCAACGACCGATGTCGAGATGCACCACCCGGACTACACCCAGCCCTTGCGGGTTTAAAGGTTGTCCCGGCAGTGTCACCGCAAGCACGACGGCATGACGAAAATCGGTGTGGAGGCGGTCAACCGTGCTTGCTGAAGCTGCCCGCAAATATCTGGCCGCCGGCCTCTGCACGCTGCCTGCGCGCCGGGCAGAGAAGCGCCCGGCGGTGGGCCGGTGGAAGCAGTAGCGAAAGAGACTGCCCACGTCGGCCGAGGTATCGGCCTGGTTCGCCAACGGGCCGGGCGCCTTGTGCATCATCTGCGGGCGGGTGTCGCGCAACGGCGAGATGATCGACTTCGATGCGGGCGGCGAGTCGTTTGAGGCCTGGGCACAGGGCGTTCCGCCCGACCTGCTGGCCAGGCTGGTCATCGAGACGACGCAGCGCGGCGGGCGGCACGTTTGGTACCGCTGCGAAGCCGAAGTCTGCGGCAACATGAAGCTGGCCCAGCGCCTCGATGGTGCGAAGGTCATCACGCTCATCGAGACCCGTGGCGAAGGTGGGCTTATCCTCTGCGCCCCGACGGCCGGGTACGAACTGATCCAGGGTGATCTGGCGAACCCGCCCGCACTGACCATGGCCGAACGCGACGTGCTGCTGCAGGCGGCCTGGGATCTCAACGAATATCTGCCACCGGCGGTCGATGGTCCGCCGCACAACGGCACTCTCGGCCCGAGAGGCCCATCATCGGGCGGGCAAGGCCAGATGTCCGCCGGGAATTCGCACAGCGGCAGTTGTCCGTCGGACGATGGCATTGTCGGCCATAGAGGTGTTCTCTCCGTCGGACAATCGGATTGTCCGCCAGAGAGTGGCAGCCGGCCGGGCGATGATTTCAACCGCCGCGGAGATGTGCGGGCCGTGCTTGCACAATGCGGCTGGGCGCGGGTACGCGGCGGGGATAACGAGTACTGGCGTCGGCCCGGCAAGGACTCGGGCACCTCCGCGACACTGAAGGACCGGGTCTTCTACGTCTTCTCGTCCAACGCCGCGCCGTTCGAGCCCAACCGGGCGTATTCGCCGTTCGCCGTTTACACGCTGCTCCACCATGGCGGAGATTTCGAACAGGCAGCGCGCTGTCTCGGACAACTCGGCTTCGGGTGCGATTCTCTGGCCGACAGCGCCGCCGGTGCGGACATCTCGGCCATTGTCCGAATGTCCGCCAGCGCTGGCGCTTGTCCGTCGGACAATGGCGCTCTTGGCCAGACAATGGCGATCTGCGACGGAGAATCCCCACGTGCGCCAGAGATTCCCGACCCCGGCCCCATGCCCGCCGAGATGCTGCGCTTGCCGGGTTTCATCAGCGAGGTCATGGACCACACCCTGGCCATCGCCCCGTACCCGAACCAGGTGATGGCCTTCGGCGGCGCGCTGGCCCTGCAAGCGTTCCTCGCGGGGCGCAAAGTGCGCGACGCCGGCGACAACCGCACGAACCTGTACCTTCTGGGCTTGGCCCACTCGTCGGCAGGCAAGGACTACCCACGCAAGGTCAACTTCGACATCATCCACGCCATCGGGTTGGGTAACTGTCTCGGCCTGTACTTCGCCAGCGGCGAGGGCATTCAGGACGCGTTGTTCCAGACGCCGGCGATGCTTTTTCAGACCGACGAGATCGACGGGATGCTCCAGTCGATCAACAAGGCCAAGGACGCCCGGCACGAGACGATCATGTCGACAATGCTGACGATGTACTCGTCGGCCAACAGCGTCTTCCCGATGCGCCGCAAGGCAGGCAAGGAATCGCCCGGCGTTATCGACCAGCCCTGCCTGGTGATCTACGGCTCGGCCATTCCGAACCACTACTACCAGGCTCTCAGCGAGCGGATGCTGACCAACGGCTTCTTCGCCCGAATGATCATCCTCGAAGCCGGATCGCGCCCACCGGGGCAGGAGCCGAGCATCGCTGAACTGCCGCCGCGTGTGCTCGCCACCGCGAATTGGTGGGCCGACTACCGGCCCGGCACGGGCAACCTGGAAGACTGGCATCCCGTGCCCGCCATCATCGAGCACAGCGACGAAGCCAAGCGTCAGCTGATCGAGACGCGGCTGGAGGCCGAGGCGGAGTACGGCAAGGCTGAGCAGGCCGGCGATTCAGTGGGCACGACCGTATGGGGCCGCGTCAGCGAGCAGGTGCGCAAGCTCGCGCTGCTGCACGCGGTGAGCGAAAACCACCAGGCGCCGCGCATCGGCCTGGCCGCCGTCGAGTGGGCGTCGCGGTTCGTCCTGCACCAGACCCGGCGCATGCTGTTCATGGCCGCGTCGCACGTCGCGGATAACCCCTTTCATGCCGAGTGCCTCAAGTTATTGGAGAAGCTGCGGGACGCGCCAGGCAACGAGCTGCCGCACAGCGTGCTGCTCAAGCGGATGAAGATGGACGCCAAGACGTTCACCGTGCTGATCGAAACGCTGGTCCAGCAAGGCGACATCGAGGTGGTGATGGCGTCCACACCTGGCCGCAACATGCGGGTCTACCGGCTAATCGGAGGGGTGAAAGAGGATGGTGAAACAAGCGCCGGGGGTGAAAGATGATGGCCTCGACCTCGACCCTGTTTCACCATCCTTCACCCTTCTTTCACCCCACCAGGGTGAAAGAGGTTGGTCGCGAAAAGGCCCAATATATAAAGGAAAACAACAACTCTCTCTACCTATTACTCTCTTTCACCCCCACCCCCGCGCGCAACGCCTGCACGCGTGAATACGCGTGTGTGTGAGGGAGGGGGTGAAAGGTGAAAGAAGTCCATGGTTCCTTCCCGGCCGCCTGCACGGAAGATGGCCGCGGGAACAGCCACCAGGATAGGCAAAGTTTGTTCGGCGTGTCCGGTTTTCCTGATTACCCCGGCGCGCAGGGAGGCGCAAGCATGACGGCGACGACGTTTGACGTAGAACTGCGACCCATCGACGGCATCCGGCCATACGCGGGCAATCCCCGCATCAACGACGACGCGGTGGACGCCGTGGCGGCGAGCCTGCGCGAATTCGGCTTCCGGCAGCCCATCGTGATCGACGCCGAGGGTGTGATCATCGTCGGCCATACCCGCTGGAAGGCGGCGAAGAAGCTTGGCCTGGCCCGGGTGCCGGTCCACGTCGCCACCGACCTGCCGCCGGAGAAGGTCAAGGCGTACAGAATCGCCGACAACCAGACCGCGACGCTGGCCGAATGGGATTTTGATCTGCTGCCCATCGAACTGAAGGACCTGCAGCAGGCCGAGTACGCTCTGAGCCTGCTCGGCTTCGACGAGGACGATCTGGC